GCCTGAACCAGTGGACTACACTACATTGGTCAAAGCAGCGGCTGATCAAGCAAGATTGGGCCTGGCTGATTTTGGCGGCCTGTCTGTCTGCGAAGACCGGGCGGCCGCAATACAAACTGGCCACGGTGCACATTACGCTGATTTTCCCGGTGCTGCGTCGGCGAGACCTCGACAACTACGCGCCAAAGTCAATCATGGATGGGTTGGTCAATGCCGGAATCATTCAGGATGACCGGAATGACTGGGTAAAGGTGACGTGGAACATGGTGGGCGGGAAGAAACGGAGAACTATTATCGACATTACAGAGATTTGTTGACATTTGTTTACTTTTGCCCTCGCGCGTGCGCGCGGGGAAGCTGACTAAAATAACGGGAGGTGCGATGATGAAAACAGTAGAGATAGTTTCAAAGTTGCCAACACTTTTTATCCGAACGCTAAACGACGGACAGGAACTTTGCCCTGAATGTGGCGGTATTCAACTTGTATCTGATGGCAAAGTAATAAGGTCTTGCATGTCATGTTTGGGAAAGAACGGTGTTTTGAACCGATGCCAACACTGCGGGGAACTGCTGGTGTATAACCACAGGTGCCAAGGGATGAAGGACGCTGAACGATTGGAGCGCTATAACAGGGAAATGGCTAAATGGGCAAAGGTTACTAAAATAACCTTCGAAGAAGCGCTCGAACGGTTTGAAATGGTGTTTGTTGATCTTGGCGATGGCTATTATGTTGAAACCGACATGCTGATTGAGTGGATTGAGGACAAAGAATCCGATGACGAAGATTTTGACCGAAGCACCTTGCAGGTCTATGGAACCTATCAAACGCAAATTGGGTTTGATGCTGGGACAATTGTTGAAGACGCCTGCGATGAATTACACGAAGAAGCCTTTGACAGAATACCAGGAGAGGCAATAAAAGAGCTACAGATAATCCTTGATGATTGGGCTGGATCGCATGGTATAGGCACTGTCACTTATCTAGAAGATGGAAAAGTCGGGATTATTGTTCCACTTAAGGAGGTGCCACCATGTTCGGACTAAATCCAAAACGGGGCAAATGCGGCGGGCCACTGCTTACGTGTCGAGAGTGCTTGAATATGAATACCAAAGCATACGGGCCAGGCAAGCCGGTTTGCTATGAGATCGAAAAGAGGGATGGCAAGCCGGTGGCGGTAGAGGTCAAGCCGAACCGCAAGGCCTGCCACTGTTTCAGAATGAATGCCACAGCGGCGGCAGCGCAAGGGAGGATGTAGTCATGACTATTGGGTACCCGGGATTGTTTATGATCGTACTAGGTAGCGCCTTCGTCGGCTGCTGCGTCGGCGTGGTGGTCATGGCGATGTGCAAAGTGAGTGCAATGAATTGCGAGGAGGAAGAAACAGATGAACACCGACGGCAAAGTATATAACAGCGCATTTATCGATCCAACCAAAGTATCCTCGAAACATGAACCGACCGAGCCATGCCGAACGCTGCCGAAGCCGACGCCGGCCGAAGCGCTGGCGCTGAAAATCAAGCTGCCGTGGGATGAAAAAGTCCAGCGGATGCGACCGGCCGATCTGACAAAAGAACTGTTTATTCAGCTGGACGAGTACGGCCTGACCCGGACGGAGATCATGAACCTGTTTCACTGCTATACAAACGGGTTTTATGCTCAGTTGAAGTCATGGCAGATTCCGCCGGCGCCTATTGGCGGCAAGAAAAAAGCGCTTCGGTCAAGAAACTTTGAGCCGGCGCCACCGGCAGGGAAAAAGCCGATGGACCTATCGCGCAGCTACCACGACACGGCACCCGGCAAGGCCAGGGCGGCCAGACTGGCAACAAGGCCGGGGAAATCGCAAGAACAGGCAGTTGACGCAGCGATTCGGACCGAGAAGGAACTGAACGCGGAGCTGGAGCGGATCGATAAGCGGCTCGCGGAGTTGGGCTGCAAAACTGAAGATAATTATTCCCAAAAACCTGCAGAAATTATTCCGAATAAGCGGGAAGCGCCGGCCGACGTCATAATGGTACACGTGGACCCGATCAGTCCGATGATCCCGATCGCGCTGACGCCAGAGGCGCATGAGCGGCTGGAGAATATCAGACAAGCTAATGATCAGATCGAGAAACCACGCACGCCGACCAGCGAAGAACTGGAGGATGTGTTCCGGCAAGATGCGGCGCCTGCGATTGACTTATCCGGATGGGATACGTTTGAAGGCGGGATCAGCCGATTCCAGTCACTCGGCAACCGGTTGTCGGTGTCCAGGGATATTTACGTTGGCAAAGACGTCGACCATATCCGGGAGTGGGGATTCTGCGCGATCATGGTCAAGCCGGACGGTCAACAGGTGGCTTTGCGCAAAACTGATGCTGGCGCGTTGGTAAGCAAAAAGACTCGTTGCGTCAAGATCACATGCAAGGCCGCGGTCGAACGGGTTCATGCACTAGTTGGCGGACCTGCGCAGTATGTCGTCGAAACGGCGCGGCCGGACTTAGTGATCTTCCGGCTCTGCCAGGAATCAGGGAAAGTGAGCGCGTAGAAAAAGCGGGTTATAAAGCGCGGGAGGTATTCGGCGGATGACACCTGAACAAAGGGCGGTTTCGTCGTGGTTATATAGTTTAAACCGAGTGGAGTGGGCGATCATCGATCTCGATCGGTCAATTGACGAGATTGAGCATCGCCTGTCTCAGGGACGGGTAAAGGCACCAACATCCGACAGCATCTATTGCTCAAACTCAAACATCAGCCGGCCAGCCGAGGAAGGAGCCATGGCGGAGGCTGGTTACAGCGGTGACCAGGAGCGGATAGATTATCTGCTGGTGCTGCGTCAAGAGTACCGGCGAAACCTCACCGATTATGAATCGGCGATGGAGAAAATGGTGCTGGACGAGAAGTGGGGGGCGCTGGCCAATAATATTATTCATGCGAAGTACCGGAAGAAGACGGCGCCGGATGAGCAGATTTACGGGGAGCTGTTCTGCACTCCGGCTACGTTTTACAGGACTTTGAACAATGCACTGATTTTCATTGCCGACGTGTTGCCGTCCAGGTTTGCGAAAAAATTGATAGTTTCGTGAGAGTAAAATCGGCAAAAAGTGTGTTATTATAAAACCGTGAAGTTTTTCAAACAGGCCGCTTCGAAAATCGAGGCGGTTTTTTTCATGCCCGCAAGGAGGCGCCGAATGCCGATCATTCACTGCGACCAGCCGTGTTTTCACAACGATAATAGCGATGACTATTGCAGGTCAAAGCGCAAAGATCGGATCTATTGGGTTCGCGGTCGATGCTCACGGTTTCGGCCGCGCTTAAAAAGCACGCCGCCGCCGGCAGCTACCTTGCCCGAGGTGTCGGCAATTGTGCATGAGGCGGTTCGGCCCGGCTACAAGAAGCACGGTCGTTGGGCCGAGAACCGGAATAAAGGGATTAGGTGACGGAGGTATAATTTGTGACTGCAATATCAATCCACTGCGCCCACGACGAAATTGCCGATATAACAACGCTGGTGCCAAACCCGCGCAATCCGAACCGGCATCCGGACAAACAAATAGAGCTTCTGGCCAAGATCATTCAGAACCAGGGCTGGCGTGCACCGATTACGGTAAGCACCCGCTCTGGTTTTATCGTTCGCGGTCATGGGCGGCTGTTGGCTGCGCAAAAGTTGGGTCTTTCTGAAGTTCCGGTTGATCGGCAGGAATATGCATCTGAGGCAGAAGAATGGGCCGATATGATTGCTGATAACCGGATTGCCGAGCTCAGTGATTTAGACGATGAAGCGGTGAGTCAGTTGCTGGCCGAGTTCGAGATTGACTTCGACCGAGAACTGACCGGCTTCTCGGCCAAGGACATCGACAAGTTGATCTCGCAGTTCGAGGACAAGAGTGTTGTCGATGACGGTTTCGATGTTGACCAGGCTGTTGCCGGCATCACGGATCCGGTGACCAAACCCGGCGACATCATCCAGCTCGGTCGGCACCGATTGATTTGCGGCGATAGTACCGACCTTGCAGTATTGCAGAAACTGATGGACGGCCGCATGGCCGATGCGGTGTTCACGGATCCGCCGTACAACGTAGACTATACCGGAGGGACAGAAGAGGCGCTGAAGATTGCCAATGACAATATGTCAGGAGCAAGCTTCCGCGCTTTTCTACTTGCGGCCTTCACCGCGGCGGCTGCTGTAACCAAAGACGGTGGCGCGATTTATGTATGTCATGCCGATACGGAGGGTACCAACTTCCGGACGGCACTGGTCGAAGCCGGGTTTCTGCTGAAACAGTGCATAGTCTGGGTGAAGCAGCACTTCGTCATGGGCCGCCAGGATTACCACTGGCAGCACGAGCCGATTCTATACGGATGGAAAGACGGGGCGGCGCACGCCTGGTATGGCGATCGCAAGCAGTCGACGGTCTGGAATGTGGATAGGCCGATGGCGAGCCCGGAGCATCCGACAATGAAGCCGGTGGCGTTGGTGGCAATGGCGATCGGCAACAGCACAAAAAAAGAAGATCTGATTCTGGATCCGTTTTGCGGATCAGGATCGACCGTCATTGCAGCGGAGCAGCTGGGGCGAGCTTGTTACGCAGCCGAAATTGACCCCAAATACTGTGACGTGATTGTGCGGCGGTGGGAGGATTTCGCCAGTCGGTCCGCAATATCGGAATAAATTAAACGGGGCAGACGCGCTAACGTCTACCCCGTTCCCCGGGACACCCCGGCGGGAGATAGTAGGAAGGGCCGTGGCCACGGTTTCATGAGACTACTACCTCGACACAATCGTATCACACGGTTGGGGGTGTCGGCAATAAAAAACAGAACAAATGTTCCCAAAAAACGAGGAGCAAAATGCACTTTCGATCCAGGGTATCATCCCAAGATGATCAAGTGGATGTGTCGCGCCGGCGCAACGGACGAAGAAATAGCCAATGAGTTCGGTATGTCGGTCCGCCAGCTGTATCGCTGGTACAAGCTGTACCCCGAATTATGTCAGGCCAAAACAGCAGGCAAAAACTTTGCCGACTTTGAGGTCGAGGAAAGCCTGTTCAAGCGGGCGCTTGGGTACGATATCGAAGAAACGGAAGTGGTGGCCACCAAGGACGGCAAGCCAATGCGCGTGAAAAAAACGAAAAAGCATATCCCGGGTGATGTCCGGGCCTGTCGTTTGTGGCTGATCAACAGGCAGTCGAAACGATGGCGGGACCGGCGCGATGATGATAATCCCAATGGTAATCTTGGGAAAGCAACGATTATTGACGATGTTTAAACTTTGTCGCCACGAAAGCGGAGGTGAGATTCATGGCTGGACGGCCCAAGCTTCCCCCAATTGACGATTTGCCAATTGAACTGACAGATCAAATGGTTCGTTTTTGTTATGAATATCTCATCGACAATAAATATAACGCGACGCAGGCCGCGATCCGTGCGGGGTATTCGCCAAAGACAGCAAAGCAAGCAGGCCACCGACTGTTAAAACATCCAGGTGTTCGCGAAATGATTGATAAGCTTGAAGCAGACCGGCTTGGCAGGCTGTCGATCACAGCCGATCGGATCAGGAACGAGTTGGCCATGATAGGCTTTGCGAGGATGGATAGTTTTGTTGAAGTCAAAGACAATAGGTTGAAATTTAAGGACTTCGACAAGATATCCAGGCTCGACACGGCAGCAATTGCCGAAATAAGCCAAAAGTCGGGAAATGTGTCGGAACGAAGCATTAAGCTGCACGGAAAAGTTGCTGCCCTTGAGCTGATGGCCAAGATTGAAAAAATGCTGACCGAAAAGGTCGAAATCACAAATCCGCCCAAAATAGTTGATGATGTATAGTGATTAACCTAAGTGAGTTGATTTCTCCCGGGCTGAAAGACGTTCATAGAGATGTCCGGAGTGGCAACCATGTTCATTATTGGCTCAAAGGCGGACGAGGCAGCACGAAATCTTCCTGTGTCGGATTGGAAATCGTTCTTGGCATCATCAAGGACCCGCTGGCCAACGCAATAGTTTTGCGCAAAGTCGGCGTGACATTGATAACCAGCGTATATTCCCAAATCCAATGGGCCATCGATGTCTTGCAGGTGAAGGACTATTTCAAAGCCTACAAGAGCCCTCCCGAATTCGTATATCTGCCGACCGGTCAGCGAATTATTTTCCGTGGCGCCGACGATAAAGCGAAAATTAAGTCGATCAAGCTGCCGCATGGATATTTTAAACTCGGTTGGTATGAAGAACTTGACGAGTTTGACGGGATGGAAGAGGTCAGGAATTTAAACCAGTCTCTCATGCGGGGCGGCGAAGAGTTCCGTTTCTTCTACTCCTACAACCCGCCCAAGTCGGTAAACAACTGGGTCAATGCAGAGGCAAACATCGCACGTCCGGATAGGATGGTGCACCATAGTGACTACCTAACTGTTCCCCGACATTGGTTGGGCGAACAGTTTTTTCGTGAAGCAGAGATTCTGAGGCAAACAAATGAAACGGCATACAGGCACGAGTATCTCGGCGAGGCAACGGGTACCGGTGGCGCGGTGTTTGACAATGTCATTTTGCGGTCGGTTACGAATGATGAAATTGCGCGGTTTGACAAACTTTACAGCGGTCTTGATTGGGGTTATGCGATTGATCCGACAGCATGGGGCAAGATGAACTATTATGCTCCGTTGAAAACGCTAACCATATTCGACGAGTTCTACAAAGTTGGGGCCAGCTATGACAATATTGCCGATCCGATCAAGCCTAAGGTTAACCGGCTCAAGATTACGGCTGATAGCGCAGAACCGCGGAGTATCGACGAACTGAAGAAGCGCGGCATCTATATTGGCGGTGCCAAGAAAGGCCCGGATAGTGTTGAACACGGAATTAAGTGGCTCCAGGGACTAACGCAGATCGTGATTGATCCAGTGCGTTGCCCCAATACGGCGCGTGAATTTACTGGTTATGAATATGAGCGGGATAAAAACGGCAACTTTAAATCCGGGTACCCGGACAAAAACAATCACTCAATCGACATGACCCGCTATGCCATGGAGTCGGTGATAATATCCCGCGACTGGTCCGGAGTTACAAGCTGATTAGTGAGGGCAAAACGTTGCACGGGGGGTTATCCTTCGACCCGAAGGCCGGGGCAGGTCCGGCCTCCTTGCATTTGAAAAAAGAGGTGATGTTCACTTGGCCGACAAACGAAACGATGGTTTTCTGAATACGGTTGTAGGGCACGGGCTAAAGAGTCGGGATCCAATGGCAAACTGCCAGTTCGTCGACACGCCCATATTAACCGATCAACAGCTGGCGACCCTATACAATAACGCGCTTGTTCGTCGCATTATCGACTTGCCGGCAGATGAAGCCGTGAAAAACTGGATTGAAATCGAAGGCGACGATGAAGACGAAAAAATAATGCAGGCGCTCGACGATCTTCATGCCGAAGAAGAATTTGCAAATGCACTGCGGTGGAGCCGACTATTTGGCGGCAGCGCTATTTTGATGACGATTAACGATGGGGGGACCTTTGAGGACCCATTGAATGAATCAAACATAGCTGAGGTTGAGGGAACCAAGGTATACGACAAGCGAGAAGTCATCTACGAGAACCTTCTTTTTAACGACGACCCCAATGATCGCAATTTCGGCCTGCCGGAGTGGCTGCTCATTAGCCCTGTGCGCGGAACCCAGTTTCATGTGCATCGAAGCCGAATTTTGATATTCGACGGGGACCCGATTCCAAACAGAGAACGCGAGCAACGCAACGGGTGGGGACTCCCGGTACTGCAAGGTCTCTTTGATTCTATTCGGAATAGCGATCATTCCCATGCATTGGCCATACTGATATTGGAACGCATGGGGCAAAGCGTGACAAAGCTCGACGGGCTCATTGACAAAATGATGACCGACGATGGCGAAAAGCAGGTTAAGGATCGCTTGGCTCTGATTGACATGGCGCGGTCAGTGCTGAACACCGTAGCTATCGACAAAAACGATGATTTTGAGTTGTTCAATATGAATTTATCCAACGTGCCAGAAATGCTTGATCAATTTGGCCTGGACGTTTGCGCAAAGATAGGAATTCCGTTCACGGTCCTCTTTGGACGTTCTCCTGCTGGGATGAATGCGACCGGCGAGAGTGACAATGAGATTTTCTACTCGCTGGTTAAACGGCAGCAAAAACGGAAGCTGAAAGGGAATTTGGATCGTCTCACTAAGTTGGTGCAGTTGTCGAAGAAGGGACCGTCCAGAGGGATCGAGCTCAAAAATTGGTGCATTAAGTTCTTGCCGCTTTGGATGCCATCTGATAAAGAACGGGCCGAAACAGAAAAGCTTGAGGCTGAGGCCAAGAAAGCCCGAGCCGAAGAAGCGGAGATCTACGTCGGCATTGGTGCTCTGGACGGTTCGGAAGTGCGAAAACAACTGGCCGATGATGGCGATTATGAGATCGATACGACGCTGGATCTGATAGGAGAGGCAGACGATGAAGGACAAGAAAACCCTGGTGGAAAGCAAACGGATCTGGCGGTATCCAAAGTCGCTGGAAAGGGAGTATCAAAGGACCCTGCGGGCGGTCGTAAAATCGCTGAATGAAACTACTAGGCAACATTTCGATCAAACTCTTTACGATGCCGACCAACAAGTTGACCAAGTGTCGACCAGTGAACGTATCGTCCAGTTCATTCAGG